GATGTTTATCAATCTTCTAAGAGGACTTCATCCCAAAGAAGCCGAATTACTAATTTTAGTAAAAGACAAAGACCTTACAAGCAAATACAAAATTGCCTATGAAATTGTGAAGCAAGCTTATCCCGATATTACTTGGGGAGGTCGTTCATGACAACTGCAGTAAACGAGGAGCAGCTTATGGAAGAAAATTACGATCAAACAAACTTGGTAGATGAAAAAAAGTATAGTTGCCAAATTCTTCTAGAAAAAACTACACTTCATCGGGCAAATGATAAAACATTTCCAACCGATGCTAGACTGATCTGGTATAACGTTGATGGTGTTGAATATATTGATCTAACACGTTGTCGTAAAACATCGGAATTGTTTGACATGTATTACGATAAGTATGGTAAAGGAGCAGTCCAAAAAATTGATTTTGGATATGGTTCTGTCAACCCAAAACTCTGGGGGTATAAGTCAAAAGAATCGGAGAAAAAGAAAAAATAGTATGGATAAATTGACCTCACAATTCCAAATTATGCAAATGCGAAAAGAAATTAAAATTTTACATGAAGAGATACGTGAGTTAAAATTAATGTTAAAGAAACAGACTCCGGAGTGGTGCCACCCAGAGTCTGCCATGAATTTTTCTGATCCATATCCCATTGACAAAATGGGTAAATAGTATTATGATAACAACCATATAACATCTTCATTATGGACTACAAACCCTACTCATCAGAGTGGCATCGACTAAGGTATCTCAAAGAAGCAATCGATCGATACTTTGACGATTATGCCCCCACCGAGACTATTTTGGAAGATATTGATACCATTCTCAGTAATAGATCTGAGACTGCTTTGGATGAGTACACTAGAGTTACAGATCTACAGAAAAAACTGCGAGAATAAAATGCTATCAACTCAGTACAGACTCAGATTAGAATCTATTTGTCAATGTATTGCAAACAAAGAGCAAGTTCCTCTAGAGGATATGATATGGGCAGAGAAACTTGCTAAGGCACATACTACCGCAAGAGACTGGTTAAATAAAGCACGTCGTCAGGCCTCCCAAGATATTCAGGAGGGAAGTACTGACGATTTTTTGAATAAGATGGGATTAGGAGACCCCGACCCATCTAACTACAAAATGGGGTTTGATGGTGCAGAAGATATAAAAGACTGGTTTCAGAGAGATAAACCTGACGATTGGAGACAGAGAGATTAATATTACAAAATTTATAGTATATGATGATACCATAATCAAGTTATGTAAAATATGTATTTCCTGATACAAAACTATTTGACTATATAGTGTGTAAGGGTTATAATAACCACATACGTTCATCTTATGTCAAGCATTCTACTCGGACTAACCATCTTTGCATCTCATGCAGATCATCTGACAAAACCTTATAATTGGCACATGTCATGTGAAAGGTGGCAAACCAGATCTCTTGAGATACAAGAAGATGATAGTTTGGACTACAACTCCAAAGTTTTTCTAATTAGATATCTTAGGAGTAAAGTTCAAGGTGAGTGTGCTGGTTTGATATAAGACGCAAGTAAGTCGCGGAACGGAGCGTTCATCCTCATGGTTGCTTTACTGGCATCACTACTTACATGTTCGGATTACGACTGGTTGGTTAATGGAGTCAAAAAAATTGACAACATTTCCACTGGAGATAAATTAGAATTAATTCATTTCTTTGCAGAGTCAACAGATCCGGAATGTTTCTACGTAAATGAGGACGCAAACGACTGAAGGAACGGACCTAAAAATCCAATTACTTCAGGAGTAAACCAATGGCACAAGTTACTTATCGCGGTGTAAAGTATGATACACAAGATCGTACTAACAAGCAATCTGAGAAAAAGTTTATGACCACAACATATCGTGGCATCAAGACTCAGACCCAAGTGGAGGTTGTAAAATGAAAGCAACCAGAATTAATCTTCTGCAACTTCTCAAAGAGAGAAAGCAAAAAGAAGAACTCCTTCGTCAGGCACAGCTAGTCGGAGCAAAAAAATGATTGTATTAGAAATTTCTGCCGTCATTGTTGCATCAATGGCATTATTTTATGGAGAGTTAAAACTGCTTCAAAAACACTAATGTATCTTTACATACCAAAGGATCTAGCAACACAAACCGTCAACAGACCAATAGAACCAGAAATGGTTCTAGCAAACCTTTGTTATCGTGGAGTCCATTATTGTAAATGGGTGATGGTAAATTCTATAGCAGTTGAATATCAGCGAGTAACTGGTAAGTCACCAGCAGAAAGTTGGAAACTTGACTGGTAAGTTTATTTAAAGAGGGCCTTGACAGGTCCTCTTTTTTTATGTATAATTACCTTTGTCGAGGTTGATAACTAATGGATAAAGAAAAGCTCAAGCTAATCATCCAGAATATGGAATCTCTTGTTGAGGTTCTTAAATCAGAAGTCTATTCTGATGTGGATATGTATAAACCAGAATATAAGCAAGATAATCTTCTAACTGATTACGACGAAGTATTTTATGACGGAGATGATGATGGGTACCCAGACTGATCAAGTAAAACTGGTAAGTGTAACACCAGATGCAGAGAAGCACATGGCGTATTGTGCAAGAGTAAGTAATCCAAATAATCAGGAGAATGATAAGTTTAGTGGATTGTTAAAGTATTGTATTAAACATCATCACTGGAGCATTTTTGAACAAGCAACAATGACTCTGGAGATTAATACTACTAGAGGAATTGCAGCCCAAATATTGCGCCATAGATCATTTACATACCAGGAATTTTCACAAAGATATGCTGATAGTTCATTACTTGCGGACTCTATTCCTATTCCTGAATTAAGAAGACAAGACACAAAGAATCGTCAGAATAGTATTGATGATATCGATCCATTCACTCGACAACGATATGAGATTTTAATTCAGAAACATTTTCGTGAGGCAATGGATCTCTACCAAGAAATGTTAGATGAAGGTATTGCAAAAGAATGTGCAAGGTTCATTCTACCACTAGCCACACCGACTAGACTCTACATGACAGGTTCAGTTCGTTCCTGGATCCATTACATTGATTTGAGGTCTGCAAACGGCACACAGAAGGAGCATATGGACATTGCAAATGCATGTAAGTGTATTTTTATCTGTCAGTTTCCTGCAGTTGCTGAAGCAATGGGTTGGGAGATTTCACCAGAATGTCCAGAATGCTTAGATCAATCTGCAATTACACTCGAATAAATAATAGTACGGTAGGAGAATTAACATATGCCAACATATCCCGTATTTAATAAACAAACTGGGGAAAAGAAAGAACTCAAGATGACAATGATTGAGTATGACGTATGGAGAAATGAGAATCCAGAATGGGATAAAGATTGGCAAGCAGGCGTCGCAGGTGTTGGAGAGGTTGGTGAGTTTCAAGACAAACTCGCTAAATCTCATCCCGGTTGGAATGATGTCCTACACCAGGTATCAAAACAACCAGGATCTAACGTAAAACCTATCTGATAAAAATCATGCCAAAGAGGAATTCAAAGTCACAATTATTTGGAATGAGCGCAAGGCAAATGAAAAGGAAGAAGCCTATCAATTCTGACTTAATGAAAACTGTTGAGCCTCTCACAGAGAATCAGCAAGAACTTTTTCGTTGTTATGATAACGGTCAGAACATTGTTGCTTACGGAGCAGCGGGTACAGGAAAGACATTTATCACGCTCTATAATGCGCTGAGAGATGTCTTAAACGTGAATACACCATATGATAAGATTTACATTGTTAGGTCTCTTGTGGCGACCAGAGAGATTGGTTTCTTGCCAGGAGATCATGAGGACAAGAGTTCCTTATATCAAATTCCATATAAGAACATGGTGAAGTTCATGTTTGAGTTGCCTACTACAGCTGACTTTGAAATGTTATATGGAAATCTGAAGGCACAAGAAACGATTAGTTTTTGGAGCACGTCTTTTATTCGTGGCACTACACTCGATCGAGCAATTATTATTGTGGATGAATTCCAGAACTTGAACTTTCACGAATTGGATAGTATAATCACTCGTGTAGGTGAAGACTCGAAGATTATGTTCTGCGGTGATGCCACTCAAACTGATTTGTTAAAAACAAATGAAAAAAATGGTATTATTGATTTTATGACTATTCTTCGCAATATGCCATCAATTGATATTATCGAATTTGGTCTGGATGATATTGTTCGTTCAGGTCTATGTAAGGAATATCTACTCGCAAAAGCAGATTTAAGTTTATGAATTTTACTCATTGTAATTATCTCGGTGATCTTGAACTAAACAAGAAAGAAACAAACGGTATCCGACTATATAATTTACCTAACGGTGACTGGGTACCGTCAATTACTTCTGTCACATCTTTCTATAATCGACAGGTCTTTGTTGATTGGAGAAAGAGAGTTGGTATTGAAGAAGCAAACCGTATTACAAAACGTGCTACCACCAGAGGCACGGATTTTCATGAGGCTGCACAAGCATATCTCATGAATCTTCAAATGGATTGGAATGAATTCAGACCTCTAACGAAGATAATGTTTGCTCATGCAAAACCTTATCTTGATAATATTAATAATATTCATGCAATCGAACGTACACTCTACTCTGAGTATCTTGGATTAGCGGGTCGTGTCGATTGTATTGGTGAATATGAAGGCGAACTTGCAGTGATCGACTTTAAGACCTCTGATAAGATTAAACCCGAGAAGTGGATGGAAAACTACTTCGTGCAAGAGATGTTTTATGCTTCTGCATATTATGAGTTAACTGGCATTCCAGTTAAGAAATTGATTACATTAATGGTAACTCCTGGTGGAGATGTGAAAGTATTTGACAAAAGAAACAAAGACGACTATATTAAGCTTCTAGTAAGATATACCAAAGAATTTGTCCATCATAACACTGCTACAACCTCGAATGAGTAACGAACTCGAAAAGGAATTAGAAAAAAAGTTTTTTTGCTCTGCAAAGTTCGTTCAAGAAATTGAGCATCTTGTACAGCATAATGCTGATATGAAGTATATTGATGCAATCATTCATTTCTGCGAACAAAATAGTGTAGAACTTGAATCTGTTCCTAAGTTGATTTCAAAACCATTAAAAGAAAAACTCAAATGTGAAGCAATGGAGCTCAACTTCTTGAAGAAGACTTCCAGAGCAAAACTACCTCTATAATGAATGATGCCTTTTGATGTATATCGTTGTTACTTGTCGATGAAGAATCACTTCACCAAAGACAAGTACGACTACCACAAGTATTGTGGAAAAAGTCGTGCTACCGTTCAATCATTCTATAAGCGTAAAGATCGTTTTTGGTTTGAAAAGTTAGCACGAAATAAATCCGACAAAGAAGTTGAAGAATTTTTTATCGCAAACTTCATTACCTGTGTTGATCCCGGAAAACTTTGGATCGGTGAAATGATCAAAGAAGGAGAGGGGAGATACACAAGTTGGAAGAAAAGAAATCAATCTCTTTCTTACCTTTTTAAGGAAGAGATGCAGAGTCTCTTATCTGACTCTGATATTGATTCTCTGTTTTCTAGGTCTGGTGGCCATCCCACCATTCTTAAAAAATATTTAAGCGGAGACATATCACTTGAAACTTTGATTATTTGTGATAGAATATTAGGGTATCGAACTGACTTTGATACCAAACTCCAAGACCCGGTGTGGGAATCCGTAAGTCTTAAAATGAAGAAGTATTCTTCTTTCCTAAATATCAACGTATTTCATTACAAAACAATTTTAAAGGAGATCGTAATCCATGGCACTTGAAAATACTGAAGTTCTGAGCAACCTCGCTAAGCAAAAAGAAGACATCGAAGCAAAGGTTGGTCAATTCGCCCAGCAACGTGAACTGCTTGATAATGAAATCAAGCGTCTTCAAGCAATGTATTCCAAGATCGTCGGTGCTCTTGAAGTTCTGACTCAGATCGAGGACAGCAAGGTTGAAGCTTCCGATGAATCAACTGAGGAAGTCACCGAAGAAGCACCTGAAGAAGTAGCAGCAGAATGAGTTTCTTTGATTCAGAAGTCGTTCGAGCAGAGATGCACGAAATAAGTCAACTACAAGAAGAAGTTTACGAAAGCATCTTCCAATTTCCTTCTATGTCACGGGAGGATAAACTGAATCATGTTGAAATGCTCGAACGACTTCTCGACAAACAAAAAATTCTTTATACTCGACTGAGTTTATCGAATGATATTGAAGCAAAACGCATGAAGGAAAAGATTGTTGAGTCTGCAACAATGATGGGTATGCCCACCGATATGGATATGAACGTAGTCTTCACCAACATGACCAACATGCTTCAGAAAATGAAAGATAAAATTGACGAAACAGGTTCCGACCTGTAAAATACCTTTGTCAACACAAGCCAAATCCAAACAAATCTAACTAATCCAATGTCTTTTTCCAATCTCAAAAAACAGTCTAGTCTTGGTTCCTTGACCTCCAAACTGGTTAAGGAAGTTGAAAAAATGAATAATTCTTCTGGTGGTTCTGACGAACGTCTTTGGAAACCAGAAGTTGATAAAGCAGGTAATGGTTATGCGGTTATCCGCTTCCTCCCTGCACCAGACGGTGAAGAACTTCCCTGGGCAAAAATGTATTCACATGCATTCCAAGGTCCTGGTGGATGGTATATTGAAAACTCTCTGACTACTCTTGGTCAGAAAGATCCACTCGGTGAGTACAACCGAGAACTGTGGAATAGTGGTAATGAATCTGATAAAGATACTGTTCGTAAGCAGA